TTAGCGGGGCACTGCTTGCCGGGATGTCTCGACCAGTAAGCGGAACAATCGGGGCTGGCCAGACCTATATCCTGTTGCTGGGAGACAGGTATGGCGAGATTCAAAGCAGCAACTACACTCGTGGAAGCTTTAGGTAAAGGACTTTCGGACGAAAGGAAATGCTAGAGAACGTAATATCGTAAAGGGCATAACTTGGCATTGATGTTTGGCGAGCATCAATTATCTAGCAGCCAAATCTACGGTTGTCCCAACAGCCGGTCTCCTTAGGATCGTTCAGAGTTTTGCTAGTTATAGCTGAGCGCCGTGGCGGGTAACGCCAGGTGGGCAGTCCCCGGTCAGGTACCTAACCCTGACACTCTTTCATGAATATGGAACCAACACGAATAGAGTATGGACTAGGTGGTACTCCAGGCCTAGCAAACACTACTGGTAACCAGCGATTAAAAAGTTACTCAAGTTATGAAAATGGACTGAATTTACCCCCGAGAGATTTGACTACGAGCTCAACCCTGGAGTTACGGTTGACTGGGCGCCAGAAGTTAGCACTGGAAAGTGAACACAAGCGTGTGGCGGGTAGCCGATTGGCGTTTCAAGAAGGTTTGAGACATATGCCAAGCACGCAGGTGTACGCACCTGTTTCCATGGAGAGTGCTGACAATTACCCCAGGGCCAGACCATTGGTCGCACCAACTCTAGGACGTGGACCACTGCCTATCATTAAGGAGGAAAAGAAGGCGAGGAATATACAAGGTTATCTGCGGCGCAAGGCGTTGAAATACCAGCGTCGGATTGGAGTATTCCTCAAAGGAGCTGGGCGTGACCTTGCCGAAAGCTTCCCTCAACACGTAGAGGCCGCCGTAACTGGCTTCGTTAGCACTGCGACGAACAGGTTCAACGCATTACAGGATGAGTTGGACCGAGGAGCCCTATGTGGTGGTCAGGTGGATAACGCCGACCACAACTTAGAATCCGATGGTGGGAGTGAGCAACGTGTCCGAGTCAAAACCATCAAGACCTTGAAAGCTCTACAGGTCGAAGAGAACATCGATGATCATATTCCAGAGAATAAGAATGCTAATTACGTTGATATACCGTTGCCAAGCTTTAATAAGGCTAGAGCGATGCGAGATAAAAAGACCCGTCGTGCATATGTCAGTCTAACGTACTATCTTAAGACTAAACATTTTATGCACATTAAAGATCCTCATCATATTAGAACTTTGGTGCAGGATGCGCGGGCCTGGATGATCAAAAACGAGTTCAAGATGGAGTCTTTTGTTGAGTATTGTATACTCACGAGCGCCGTAGCTGCGGCCTTCTTTGTAGATCAAGAAGAATTAGCATTTAGATCGCGCATGAAGAACAGGCGCGAATGGCAAGCTTTGTTTAAACACAACAATGCTTGCAACGGCGACTTGGGATATCGGTTTGGTGGTGTTGAGGCGAGGTTTAAAACCCTCAGACATTTGGGTAAAACCAATGTTCACCTCCCACTGAGCCAATTGTCGCCCTAATACGCCCCTCAATACTGCCTTGTCTATGCTCAGGAAGAATTCCGATTACGGTTCAGACTAATATGTACAAGGTTCATGCCAGGATTGAGGGCTGCGAAACAAAGACTTATATGAAGTGCGTACATCTGCCTTATATAGGTCTTCCGTTGGAAGATCAGTTTTACTGGAATAATTGTCAGTGTAATGAGTATGATGGTTTAACACGTAGACACTTGCTTGGATACGTGGCTGGGTACCAACCTGGTAACCAAGAGTTAGAGACTCTTGAGAAACACCTAATACAAATGGCATCCGTTGTTCCAGCATTTAGCCGCGTTGACCATAAGACGCTGCTTGAGAATACTAGATCTACCATTAAAAGTCGGTACAAGAGAGCATATTACATGTGGAGGACGCAAGTTGTTAACTTAGACTATAGACAATCTGAGGTCAAAGCATTTGTTAAATACGAGAAAATCCCGATTGGTAAGTATTACGGTGGCAAGCCGCCCCGTATGATTCAATTTCGTGATTTCACTTATTTATATTGCTTGAAGAGGGAACTCTTGCCTTTTTCACAGCTGGTGAAGACGCAAAGCATCCAATGGTTTACCCAAGAACTTAAAACCATCTTCACCAAAGTCCATGACAATTACGGGATAGCCAAGGTCCTGTATGACTCGTGGAGGGGGTTTACATCCCCAGTAGCTGTTTGTTTGGATCACTCCAAATTCGATGGTCATTACTGTCAACAGTTGCTGTCACTGGAGACAAAATTTTGGACCACATTGAATAACTCTCGTATGTTGCGGTGGTTGCTGTCAGAACAATTCGTCAATAGAGGGCGAACGCCGCACGGAGTTAAGTATAAATGTAAGGGTGGACGCATGTCGGGGGAGTACACCACTTCCGACGGAAATAGCATCATGAATTACGCTATGTTGTACACGTGGGTTAAACAATCTGGCCTAGCGGATGACAAGTTTAGGATTCATGTCAACGGTGATGATTCTGTAATTATAATGGAGTATGAGGATCATGTTAAGCTCCCGAGTTTGGATTACTTCAGGAATTTTAATATGGAAACTGAGTGTGACCGTATAGTTACAGACTTCCGTAACATTAGCTATTGTCAGGCGAGCCCGATTCGAGTGGTTAAAGAAGGAGAATTGTGTTGGTATATGGTGAAGGAGCCCGTGCGCACTATATCGCGCATGTGTTATGCCGATTCCAAGTTTGAGCCCGCGTTACATAGGTATGTGTGCGGGGTCGGTTTGTGTGAGTTGGCGGTTAATAGTGGCATCCCCATAACCCAAGCTCTCGCCCTGTGGCTGATCTCGGAAGGATCTAGGCCGCTAGGGTGTGTTGATAAGTACCCGGCCCTTAACAGCGGAAACGACGTTGAGTATAAGGATATACACCCCATAACCCGTACTGATTACGAGGTTGCATTTGGTATAGACCATTATCACCAACAGCATTTAGAGCGTTTGTTTGCCGGGGCTATAAGATCAACCCAAGATCTGAGCGATAAATTGACACGATACAAACTCTTTCACAAGAACTAATTGTCCCAGTTAGATTGTAACAGCCAATAATCTCATTTGCAGTTGATCAACAAATAGTGAAACCTACCTCAGTATGAACCCGGTTAAGTCTACTACTCAACCTAAGACCAAGAAGAATCGAAGGCCGAGAGCGGAAAAACCCATCAACAACCCGGTAGTTTCAGCACGAACAAACCAGCCAGTTGCCAGAACTCATGTCAGACCTAACATGGCCCCGAAGATTCGCCAGGTGCGTGAAGGTTGTGTCATCACTCATAGGGAGTATGTTTACGACGTTACACGCAATGTTAATGTATTCGCTACTGATACTTTTAGCATTAACCCTGGTCTGGCAAGTACTTTCCCGTGGCTCTCACAGATCGCTGGTCGCTTTGAGTCTTATACTTTTGAGCGCCTTGATTTTATATACGAAACCACTGTTAGTACTGCGACTGCTGGTTCCATCATGATGGCAGTGGATTTTGATGCTAGCGACGCCTCACCAGCCACCAAAGTGCAGCTTATGTCTTATGCTGGGGCTACTAGAGCAGCCCCTTGGCAAGCCGTACGATTGGTCACGTCTGCTATTGACCGTAAGAAGATGGTTACAGAGCGATACACTCGCACTGGAGCCTTGCAGGTTGGTGCAGATATTAAGACATATGACGTTGGAAACTTCTTCCTGTCGACCATCGGCATTGCAGCGCCCAACGCTACGCTAGGTGAGCTTTACGTAGAGTATACTGTGCGGTTACGAACCCCACAAATTCCAACTGGAGGTCAGTTGTCACTAAACACTAGAACCGTGCAAACGGGTACCGCCACAGTTAG